GTCTCCTTGTGGTCTTAAACTCATTCGTATTGAAGCAGCTAAGGAACAATTGAAAGCTGTGGATTTGATTGACGCTGTTGTGCGTACTTTTGCATGGATGACAGAAACAGGTTATCAATGCATGAAGGAACGTTCTTTGGCCCCATTATTGTATGGAAACCAGCGTATGCGTGAATTTCATATTCTATATGATCACGTTTCTGCTTATGCCGATTCGGCAATGGCAGGTAATTATGCTGATTTGGGCGCTTTTGAACAGAAAACAGATCAGGCTTTAGCTTTAGTAACTTCTCTCAAAAAAGTGAAGCCTGATGGAACAACAGCTCATTGGTTACAACAAAAGTACGAAAAACTTGTTGAAATCAAAGAAAAAGTGATTGCAAAACGCAGAAATACAAACACGCGATTTGCACCTATGGGTTGGTCCGTGTCAGGACCTTCAGGAGTGGGGAAGTCAACTCTGTCAAAATTGGTTATGAACACTTCACTGCGAGCAATGGATTTTGAAGCAAATCCTAGTAGGATTATTACCTTGGATGATGCTGATAAATACCAGTCTACATATACTTCAGATATCGAAGGAGTATATATTGACGATTTTGCTAACATGTGTGCTCAGTTTGCCGGTGGAAACGGAGACACTCCTGCCAATAGGCTTATCAAGTTTTTTAATAATATGGCTGCACAGGCCATAAAAGCCGAAATACAGGAAAAAGGCGTGGTTTTCATCGAATTTAAATGCGGTGTTATTACCACAAATGTGCGAGGGTTGGATGCAGAGCTATATAGCAATGCACCTGAAGCCGTTTTGCGACGGTTTTATCACATAGGCGTAGTTGTGAAACCCAAGTACAGAAAACCTGGATCTGTAAGTCTTAATGCATCTCATCCTGAAATTTTAGCGGATAAGAGCATTCTCAAAGACGTGTGGGACCTTACAATTGAAGAAGTAATCCCGTACGCTATTAGAGAAGGAAAGATTGGTTACAGATTTGAACCTGTTGTAGTGGAACTTGATGAAGGACGTGTTGTTTGTGAAATTTTGTCACTTTCACAGTTTTTAAAAGCTGTTGTGGCATTGTCGCGCAATCACAAAGTTGTGCAGG